CAATGAGGAAGATGAGATCCATCTCCAAGGGGAACAGCGCAGTAAAGCGCGGGGTGTTAAACATCTCCACGATCTCCGGGGCAGATATCTCATACATTCAGAGAACCACCATTGCTGATATCCGACTTCAGGCATGGGCAAAGTTCGATGAAGTTAACTTCAATGGGATCAGTGCGGTTGCAAACCTATTCAGCCAGTCCACCGCCCTGTCATTGGGGTCATGCTCTTTCAGTCTGTATTCCGTAGCACAAGGCAACTCGTGGGCAACGACACTAATCGCGACAAAAAATGGCTCGGTGACTCCTAATGGTGTGGTGGTCGACTTTGCAGCAAGCGAGATCCCCCCGATTGAGGGCGATATAACCTTTAAGCTCGTGGCAGTAGCTACCAGGCAGAACAAAAGATTCCACTTTGTGGGGTTCTTTAACCACCTCGGAAGCCTTGAGTTAGCGGACAGGAACCGGCGCAACATTCAGTTTATTCAAGTAGTGGGGGTTGAGTGATGGCTCTCAATACCGTCTCTAATAGTGTTAAGTTCCAGGAGGTGCGCTAGTGCTTAAGGTATATATTGCAGGCACCGACTACACTCAAGAGATGTCATCGTTCACGACCGACACGGTAGATGCAGAGATTTCTGTCGGGCAAACAATCGACATTGGCCTATATAAGGATTTGTCCGAGGTATGGGTTGAGCTTCTCACTAATACCGGCGCGCGTTCTTTTACAGTTAAGGCCTGGAATGGTTCGGCTTTTGCCGCTATCTCGGTGGTTAACAATACCCGAAACCTCACGCGCTCGGGATCAATCGTTTTTGGTAGGCAGGCGAAACTTGCCACGCTTCACGGTCAATCACTTTACTGGTATCGCATAGAACTGGTGTCGGCATCCGCTGCCCCGCTCGAGCTGGCCATCGACGGCATCGGGGTTGTCTTTTCAGATGACGCCGACCTCAAGGAAGAGGTGCCCGATGTGGCGGATCTACTGCCCGAAGGGAAGACCTCCTTTATCAACTTCCACCAGGCGGCTCGCAAGGATATCGTTACTGCTATGCGAAATAGCGGCAAGGTTAAGGTTCTGGACGGTGCGCGCAAAAACCTGACCGAGTTCGACTTCCTGGACATCGACGAAGTATCCGAGGCATCTAAGTTCCTGGTTCTATCCAAGATTTATGCCTGGCGCTCCGACGCCGTGGACGACAAGTTTTTCCAGAAGGCCGAGGATTTTAAGTCTAAATACACCGATAAAATGTCGCTCTATTTCGTCAGTCTTGATCTAAACGACGACGGCATCAAAGACGAGGACGAGGTGCTGGATATTAACTCCATGCCCCTGCTGCGCCTATGAGCACGGTTTCCCTCATCACAGAGGCGATATATGCCGAGCTTCTCACTCTGCTGCCCGACTCAAAGCGCGCGCCCTTTGTTTGGACCGAGGCTAAAAACAGCACCAAGGACAAGCAAGTCTATATGGTCCGTCCCGGGCGGGGTCTGAGCGTAGAGGGCACCAACCGTGCGGTAACCGTAGACCAGGATTTTGAGGTCATCGTCATGAGGCGCTGGAATGCGCAGAGCGGCACCAAGGATACCGAGTTGGATACGGTGATTCTGGGCTTATACGAGGACGCCGAGGTGGTGTGGCGCAAGCTCTTTCAACGCAGGCTAAACGCTGACCCGGCCAAGGTGCTTGTCGTGTCGGTGGTGGACTTTGGTGCTCCCGAAATAGACAATGAGAACAACACAGCGCAACTAAGCGTTTCATTTACGGTCAAATACCGCACAGAGACAACTTAAGGAGATCAAATGGCAATCGGTGTAGTTAAGGGGCGCAGCTCCGTTTTCCTCAAAGAAGAAGTCACCGAGGGCGTATATGTTGCCCCCGCTAGCTCTGCCGACGCCGTCGAGGTGCTGGAAGACTTTGCAGGCTTCGAGTTCACTCGCGAAGAGATCGAGCGCTCGGTTCTCTCCGACACTGTAGAACAGGAGGCTTCACGCCTTGGTCTGCCTACCGTATCCGGCGAGATCCCCATGGAGCTTAAGGCCGGCGCTACCGAAGGCGCTCTGCCTCGTGGGTCCGTGCTCTATAAATCACTCATGGGTGCAGTTCGCTCTGTCGCTACTGCCTCTACCACCAAGTCTTCGGGCAACACTGTTTCCGAGCTCATGATTCAAGATGCAGACATTTCAAAGTATAGCGTGAATGACGTTGTGCTTGTTAAGGTGCCAGGCGCTTGGCAGGTTCGTCCCATCGAAAGCGTGGTCACCACTCCAGGTGCGGCAAAGATCGTTCTGGCCATTGACCTGGACAGCGTTGCCAACTCAGTTGTGGTTGCCCCCGCAAAGGTGTTCTACCACGCCGAAGGAGCCCCCACTGTCTCAGCATCAACCTACCTTGGCGGAGTGATTGAGGACCAAGCCACGGGCCTTCGCGCACTGACTGGTGAGCTGGCCAACTGGACCACCGGCACCATCCCCACCTTCACCTTCGGCACAGAAGGATTGGGCCTTGATCGCGCAGTTGACGCGCCCGCCTACGCCACCGACTTCAGTGCAGAGCCACAGCCACCCGTCGCCCTGGGCGCTTGTGTTTGGCTCAACGGCGTTGAGACTGACTACACCGAGCTGGGTCTCTCTATCGAGAATACCAAAGCCGACATCGTTTCTCCTTGCTCACCCGACGGCAAGGTCGGCTCACGCATCACTCAGTTCTCCGTCACTGGATCGGTAGACCCCTACATGCAAGACAACAGCGTGTCGCGCTTTGATCTGTATGAAGCCAACGCCGACTTGTCTGTGTTCGCCTACATCTCTAACCCTGGCGACAATGCTGGTGAGATCAAGAACGTGGTTGCCTTCTGGCTCCCACAGACCAAGATCACATCTCTTACCAATGCCGACCAAGATGGAGTCATGAAGGATCAGCTCGAGTTCCGCGCTTATCGGAAACTCGGCGGGGACTCTGCTTACATCTCATTCATTTGACCTGATCACTCCCCCTGTGTAGCATCGAAGCACAGGGGGATTCATGAAGATCTTAAGAACTACCGACATTGTAGAGTTCATTCACGATGGCGTTTCTATCGGTGTTTCTCCAATGAAGCAGCATCAGAAAATGGAAATCCTGCGCATGGTCAAGATCCAGGGTGGCGAGGCGACTGCCGACGTCATGCAGCAGGCCATCTCCACCATTCGTTTCTGCGTAAAAAAGCTTTCGGGCGTTACCGGATACGATGACCGCCCATACGAGCTTGCCTTTGATGGCGAGATGCTCACCGAAGATTGCGCTGGGGAAGTTGTGACCGTGCTCCAGTCCACTCCATTGCTGGGCGCGGTTGGTGGATTCGTTGTCTCTGGCGTCTTCCCCGATGGCATCGAAGCATGGGTGAACGGTAAGAAGCTGGGAAACTCCTAGATCTGGTCCTGTCCGTTGCCTCTGAGGTGTCTCGGATAACCGAAGACGACCGGGTGGCGGCGTATGCGACTTATGCCGTGGCGCTGAACAAGGCGCTGCGGTGTGAGCAATGCAAAGCCAGGATATCGAAGACCGACCGGGACAATCGGCTAGGGTGCTCGCAGGACGCGGTTCGTCCGGTGTTTGTCCACGGGGACATAAGGCTCAAGCGATGCCCTGCAAATTATTGGTCTGGGGTGTGGCAAGAGATATTCTCCAATTATGGACTCCTCTCTTGCGGGGTGTTACCCTTCGAGGGTGGGCTATTTGATCAGCCATCCAAAATGGTAGAGGCCTATGGCCTGGCAGATCTAATTGTGAGCGAAGCAAGACGCGAAGCCATGAGGGACGCGAGCAAGCCGCAACGGAGTGCAAGTGGCAGACGAAGAAGTCCAGCTAGAACTAGGGATTGACGACAGGGCCCTGCGAAAAGGGTTGCGCGATATCGAGCGCGACTTCTCTAAGTTTGGATCCTCTGTCGAGTCTTCGGTTAAGGGTGCGTCGGCATCGCTTGACGTGTTTAAAGGCACCTTTGCTGGACTTGTAGCATTTAAGTCGCTCGAAGTTGTGGGTAAAGCCATTGGTGCCGCTTTCGGTTTTGCCGTCGACACAATGGGCAGAGCCATCACCGAAGCAGCCGGTGCCGAAGTAGCGATCAATAATTTAAATCAAGCCCTAATCCGCTCCGGTCAATTCACTCCGGCCGTAAGCAAAGAGCTCGAGGACTTCTCATCTCAGCTTCAAAGAACATCCACATTCACTGACGACGCTGCACAGGGGTCACTGGCGCTGCTGGCTTCTCTGACAAAGCTAGATGTTGAAGGTCTGAAGTCCGCAACTCAAGCCGCAGCCAACCTTGCAACTGTTCTAGGGATTGACCTAGATACCGCAACTAGACTTGTCGCCAAGGGTGCCAATGGAAACGTAGAGGCATTTGGAAGATACGGGCTTGAGATTCGTAGAGGGGCGACCGACACCGAGACATTCTCTAACCTGCTTCAGGTTTTAAATAGTCGCTTCGGCGGGGCAGCTCAAGGGCAGCTCAAGAGCTATTCGGGGTCACTTACGTCACTATCCAACTCATACGGCGATCTTCTTGAGCAGCTTGGTTTTATCGTCACAAAAAACCCTGCCGTTATTGGTTTGTTTAACTCGACACGTATAGCGCTTCAGGGCCTAGGTGATAGCCTTTCAAGGCAAGACTTCGGCAATATTATCGCAACGTCTATTAGTGTGGCTCTCGAGTCGTTCGCTATATTTATTGATACTATTGACCTAGTAGTGAAGGCCTTCACTCTGCAAGTAAACGCCTTATCGATTTCAGCGCAGCTTATCCCAACGTTGATTGCAAAAGCCTTTGCAGCCGTTACCGAGTTCACCGCGGGAATCGTAAGCTCAATCCCGATATTGGGCGGGTTCGCTGAAAAGCTTGCGAACGTTGCCCGGATTGCAAGTGAGGGAATTTCGGCCAGTCTTGCCGAAGATGTTCAGGACGTTAAAAACGTCTTCACAGATACCTCTGCGCTGGACTCTTTCGCCGCAAGCATTAGACAAGTCTCCAAGGATACATCTGATTTTGCAGCTCAAGCAAGTGTTGCCGCCCCACCCAAGATTGTTCCCAGTGTCCCTGGCGGAGACGACACAAGCGAGAAGGATAGGGCAACGATTGATGCACGCAAGGCACTGCTTGCCGAGCTCTCCGCCCTAGATCAGAACGCAGCCATTCAAGATCAAGAGCTCCAGCTTCAAAGGGATCTACTTAGAAACCAAAACAACGTTGACGCACTGTTAGAGCTGCAATCGCTCGAGACTGAGAAAATAAACATCCAAGCCCAGGCAGAAATTGAAAAGGCTAATTTAATAAAAGATTCTGCTACCAGGGAGGCGACGATTGCCAAAATCAACGCCCAGACTCAGATTGCCATTAAGAAAAAACAATTTAGTGATGAGCAAACCATTGAGCAGGCAAGGCTCCGTTCTATGAGCGCCAACCTGGCCGCTACGAGCCAGTTCCTTCAGGCTGGCATTTTGCTTTTCAAACAAAACTCTAAGGAGGGCCAGGCGCTGGCAGTTGCCAACGCTCTCGTGTCTACTTATCAGGCAATCGCCAACGCACTGGCAACCAAGCCATTTATTCCCGCCGGTCTTGCAGCTGCTGCGCTTGCAAGCGCTCAGGGTTTTGCCGCCGTTAGAAATATCACGTCACAGAAATTTGCGGACGGTGGTATCGTTAAGGGCTCTAATATAGTCGGCGACAGAATATCAGCCCAGCTAAACGCAGAAGAAATGGTTCTTAACCGCGAGCAACAGGCAGAGCTTTTCAATATGGCTAAGGGTCGCGGGCGCGGACAGGAAGAAGGACCTATTGTTATTCAGATCGACGGCCGCGAAGTATTTAGAGCTATGCGCGAATACTCCCAGGGCGGAATGAGGTTCGCATGATTAAATTTGTAACCCCAGAGCTTATAAAGCAGTGCACCCTCTCGGCATCTACCGTTAACGCACTGTTTCCCGTCGATAACATCAAAGACTTCCGCCGCACCAAGGTCTATCGCTCAACCGCTAACTCGGCCTCCGTCGTCATTGATATGCACGAGACAAGCGAAGTTGACTCTATCTTTGTTGTGGGCAGCTCTATTGATGGGCTTGGATTCTCAACCCTCACCCTTCAAATGAACGGCACCGATAGCTGGGGCTCCCCTGCCTTTAGTGTTAGCGTCCCTACCTACGCAGCCTTTGACGTGGCGCACGTATCTTTCGCCCTTCAGTCTTATCGGTTCGCTCGATTGGTCATGACTTCGTCGCTGGGATACTGCGAGCTTTCAAACGTCATGCTTGGCAAGGCGCTGTCTCCTGGCCCGGTAGATCTAGGGTGGACCTTTCAGGACGCGGACAATTCCCGCATGCAGGAGAACCGTTACGGCCAACGCTTCCATGATCTCATCCCGCGCCGCCGCCGCTACGGGGTCAACTTCTCCAATATCGACAAGACCCAGCTCGACGTTCTTCTGGACCTATTTGACCTATGCGGTGAGTCAATGCCCTTCATGATGGCGTTCGACTGTGAGGGTGTTTATACCGAGCGCGAAAGACTTATCGCCATGGTCTACGCCGAATCAACCCCGCAGATATCTAATCGTTTCTGGAACAACTTCTCTACCTCCCTAACGCTTGTCGAGGCTATGTGACTACACTGCTAGTCCAAGAGCTTAAGACTGGGGAGG